GATACAACAACAAGTTCAAGTTCAAATGCAAGAGATGCAAGCAGAGATGCAAGTTCAAATGATGGAGCAAGAAAAGCAAATGGCTGCTGCTGTTGAGGCAGGACAAATGCTACCAGAGAGATTCCAGTTGGAAATGCAAAAGGCTGCCAAGATGATGGAACAACAATTGGCTGCAGCAGAGCAAGAAATGGTAAGTGAACTTCAAGCTCAGGTATCTCAGATAGAAAATAAAATTGTATCAGAGAAAGAATTTAAAGCAATATCCGATGATCCTACATTCTCTAAGATGATCGTGCAAACAGCTAAGTTCTATGGGAATAGGATTAAATTGAGTTGTGTTGCGGGTGATGTAACTTTATATGAGAAGGTATTGCCAGAACAAATTACAGAATATCCTTTAGTTCCATTTCACTTTAAGTGGACAGGGACTCCATTCCCAATCTCAGCTGTTTCTCCTTTAATAGGTAAACAGAGAGAAATGAATAAAGCTCACCAATTAATGATACATAATGCATCTTTGGGTAGTAGCTTAAGATGGTTGCATGAAGAAGGAAGTATTGACACTGATTATTGGGAACAATATTCAAGTGCTCCTGGTGCGTTGTTACCAGTAAGGCCTGGATCAATGGCTCCTACTCCAGTTCAGCCAGCACCTTTATCAAATGCATTCTTTGGCATTGTTAATGAAGGTAAGCAAGATATGGAGTACTTAGCTGGTATATATGGAGCTATGCAGGGAGATACATCATCACAACATGAAACATATCGTGGTATGTTAGCTATGGATGAGTATGGTACTCGTAGGGTTAAGCAATGGATGAAGAACTCTATTGAACCAGCATTAAAGAGACTAGGTAGTGTTATCGCTCAGTTTTCTCAAGCAACTTATACTGGGAACAAAGTATTCCGTGTTGTTCAACCTAACAATATTAATGAAGAGAAACAAGTTGAAATTAACGTTCCAATTTACAATGATCTAGGAGAAGCTATTGGGAAGTTTAATGATTATGGCTCTGCTAAGTTTGATATTAGAATTGTAGCTGGATCTACTCTTCCTGTTAATAGATGGGCTTATTTAGATGAATTGAAACAATATATGCAAATGGGCGTTATTGATGATATAGCATTATTATCTGAAACTGACATTAAGAATAAAGAGAGTATCGTTAAGCGTAAGAGCATGTACTCACAAATGCAGCAACAGATAGAGCAACTAGAAGAGAAGCTTAAAAATTCAGAGGGTACTGTTGAAACTCTTGAGCGTCAAGTTGTACAAGCTGGTATTAAGAGTAAAGTTAATGCAGCTGAAACAGAGATTAGTAAACAGAAGTATAGATTGTCAGCTGATATGGATAAAGAGCATAATCTTACTAAAGCTCAACAGAAGCATCTTAGGGATACTAGAAAGCTTCAATCTGATACAGAACAGAAACAATTTAAAAATTCTTTACAAAATGTAATAAAAGACTTGGAAAAAACAAAAGAGCAATCTTAACTTTGCCCAAGTTACAACTCAAAGAAAAAGGAGAGTGACAAAATGGAAGATAATATGTTCGATGGCAACCCAGAAGATTCTGGCTCTGTTGAAGACTTCTTCACTGAGATGGAATCTCAGGTAAATGGTGGAATTGTTGACCAACAAAGTGAACAGGTAACCCCAGAGTTTAATGGCCCTCAAGAGGTAATACCTCAAGAGACAACCCAAGCACAAGCTCAGGAATCCAACAACACTGTTGATTGGGAAAAGCGGTATAAAGATTCTAGTAGGGAAGCTACTAAGATGAGGGAAGAGCTCAATAGGCTCAGTCCGTTTACTCCGGTTCTCGAAGCAATGGAAACCGATAGTGGACTTGTAGATCATGTCCGTGGCTATTTTGAAAATGGTGGTAAACCAGCGCAAAGCATGCAAGAGCAGCTTGGATTAGATGAGGACTTCGTTTTTGATGAAACAGAAGCGATGACAGATCCTAACTCTGATTCAGCTAAACTTAAAGAAGCTTATACGCAGCAATTGGTTGATCAAAAGGTTAATACTATTCTTCAGCAAAAAGAGCAGCAAAACGCTCAGGCTAATCAGCAACAACGTATGAAGGTTGAGGCTGAAGAGTTTAAGACTAAGAATAATATGACCGATGATCAGTTTAACCAAATGATGGAACTATCTAAAAATAGACGCATGACGTTAGAAGATATTCATTACCTTGTTAATAAAGATACGACAACTGCAAATGTTGCCAAATCTACTAAGCAAGACATGATGAATCAGATGAAAAATGTCAGAGATATACCTGCAAGTGTTGGTGGAATAAACAGTCCTCGCGCTGAAAGGAGTTCACAAGATCAAGTATTTGATGCTTTGTTGGGCTCAGACGGGGGCATTGATGACCTGTTCGGGTAAGGTATAAATTATACAACTCCTTTCCGAACTTCAATTAATAGATGAAAGGAGATAACTGATGAGCTCAATGAATGGAGACTTAGTACAGTTATCGAATCTAGCTACAACGGATGTAGCAGGATCAGGCATTGGTAACGGCCCTAGTATTCCTGGTGGCGGTACTGGTGATCTGCGTAGAAAGTATAACTTTGGAGACCGAGTTTCTGAGTTAGCTATTCCTCAAGATCCGTTTTTTAGATTCGTATCTAAAGTAGGTAAGAAGCCTACAGATGATCCACAATTTAAGTGGACAGAAAAAAGAGACTCATGGCATAAACGCTATGCGTATGTTGGTGCAGCATTAGATAATACTGGAGCATGGGTAACCACCTCTGATCTTGGCGCTGCTAAAGTAGCAGGTAACGACTTATACGTTCGTATGATTTCTGATTATAAAAATTCAGGGAACATACAGAATGTATTCGGCAATACAGGTTCAAGTCAGATCTTATTAGGGGCTGCTGGTACAATGCCTAAGTTCTTTTTACCAGGACAATTGGTAAAAATTCCTTGTGCAACTGCAGCCGCAGGTTCAGTAGCAGATTACATGGTAGGTAAAGTTGTTTCTGTTACAGAATATGATGATAATGGTAGCGCAAATGATGCAACTATTACTATTACTAATAATCCTGATATGGTAGAGTTGAAGTTGACTATTGTTAAAGGCCCAAATACTGCGGCTAATGGTCAATATCTTACTGCATTGGCTAATTCAGATGATGCTAGTACTGTTAGTCCTGGTGATGATGAAATAGCAGGTGAACTAGAACAACGTCGTTGTTATGTTATTGGTACTGCACATGATGAAGGATCTGGTTATCCTGAGACATGGAAAGATCAGCCATACTCTACAAACTATGGACGTACTCAAATCTGGAAAACTTCAATGGCAATGACTAATACAGCCAGAGCAACATCATTGAAGTATGACTCAAATGAGTGGTCTCGTGTTTGGAAAGAGAAACTAGTTGAGCATAAATGGGATATTGAAAACTCATTATTGTTTGGCAGCCAAAGCGATACATATTATACTACTCAAGGTGTAGTAGATTATATATTGAAATATGGTAACCAGTTTGATCTTGATATCGCAACTAAAACCGCAGATGACTTTTTAGATGACCTGTCTAATTATATGGATCCTCGTTATAACAATAGTAATGCAAATGTATATTTTGTAAGTACTGCTGTTTATAACTGGATGCATAAATTAGGTGGATACTTTAAAAACAATCTTGAAGTTTCTTCTAATTTCCGTGCTGATTTTGCTATGACTGGCAAGAAAAAAGTTATGGGCGTAGATATTACTACATTCTCAACACCTTATGGTGATATGAATGTTGCACGTAATATTCACCTAGATGGAACTAACGTTAAGATGTTGGGTGTTAACATGAAATATGCAGCGTATCGTCCTTTAGTGGGCAACGGTATCAACAGAGATACTTCAGTTTATGTAGGTGTGCAAACACTTGAAAACTCTGGTATTGACCGTCGAGTTGATTTAATCTTAACAGAAGCTGGACTTGAGCTAAGTATGCCTGAGTGTCACGCTCTCTGGACTTAAGGAGGTTAAGTTATGGCAAATCCAATGTATGGACAAAATAAAGCTGATGGCTTTTTAGATGGTCAAGAAAAATTGGCTTCGTTTAACATTGATAACGGTGCTGGTGCAGCCATTACATCTACTGCTCATACGGCAGGGCTACATGGTTTCGCATGGGCAAACCCAGAAGGTGAAGATATCATAGTTACAGGCTTTTATTTAGATGTAACTACTGCAGCTACAGGAACTCCAACAGTAGATGTTGGTGTTGCAGCAAATGGAACAACTGGCAGTGATACTATACTTGATGCTTGTGCCGTTGGCGATGCAGCTGATATATCTACTAATGATGTAGAAGGTGGAACTAATGGCAAGGGTGCTGTTAAAATGTCATCTACTCAATGGATTACTGGAGATGGCAGTGCTAGTTTAGCCGGTATGGTAGCGGTAGCTTATGTTAAGTACTTCATCCCAAGTAAGGTATAGGAGGTAGCTAATGGCAGTTACTAAGATAGGCTCAAAGGCCCACTGGGGCGGAGCATACGTAGAAGAGATATCAGGAGCGGTCACTTTAGACGCTGGTGATAGTGGTAAGATCTTCTTATGTGCTGCAGCAACTGTCACACTTCCAACAGCAGCTGATTCTGCTGGCTGGAATGCAACTTTTATTTATAAATCTGGAGCTTCAACTGTTAATTCTTTAACAATTGATGCATCTGGTGATATGGCAATAATCGTTGGTGATGGCTCTGCTTTCCAATCCGGGAAGTCGATAGCGTAAAACAAAATAGACTCGCCCCTTCCCAGGGAAATTCTCTCCCCACGGAGGGGGTGGGTTTTATTAAAAGGAATTAAATGGTTTTAAAAGATTTAGTAGATGGAAAGATAAAAGGTATAATAAATTATTCCACTGGAGAGTATAGCAATTTAGTATCTGCTGGAGCTGTTGATGTCCTTGAAAAGATTAAGACTTATAAGCAAGATGATTTACAAAAATTTATAAAAGAGCAAAACGTCCATGATACAGATAGTACTATATGGACTAATTATAATGCTATTGCAATTAATGCATGGGAAATTATGGGTGCAAAGAGAGCTATGGGCAGGTCTTTCGCTCCAGACCACACTGTTGCCCCAACTGGCTGGAAGAATGCCTCTTTGGTAAGTGAGCGTGATAAGTCGGACCTGATTGACCCATATAGCTTAAAATACATAACAAACAGTTATCCTGCATATACAGTAGAATCACATATAGATATAACTGAAGATGGCGATAACGATAACTTCCTTACAGTAGGAGATCAACCTAATTATATAGTCACAATATTCCCTCAGGAGAAAAATTTGTACCATTCCTGGAAGATTAGGTACATCCCTATTCCTGGGTATTCGCCTGATTCAGATGTATTAACAGACTTTCATTCTTCTTATATCCCTGCCTTAGCAGTGTATATAGCTAAAAATATTGTGCTAGGTGAAATGAATAGGCTTCTCTTAAGCGAAGAGGATTTAGAATTAGCATCTGAATTAAAAAATCATTATGCATTATTAGAACAAGAATATGCAGGATTAATGAATATTCCACCTAAGAAGGAGGCTAAATAATGACCTTAAAAGAATTTATGGAAAGATTAGGTAGAACCGATGAAACTAAATTAGTCTCTCAAATAAAAGATGGCATAGAAGAGATGAATATGGTTTCTGAAGTTAATATTAAAAGAGTAAGGCTTGACATAACTAAAGACAAGAGGTATTACTCTATTCCTGGCGATTGTACTAGGATTATTAATATACAGGCTAAGAATCAAGATAATCAAAAGGATTTGTATGCTAAGGTGCCTAGATTAATAGGTGAGATATTTGAGGCTGATTCAGATGGCGAATGATTCACTTTCAAGGGGATTTGAAAATATACAAGGCGAACATAAAGTTGAGCCAGTAGAGCCAGACTATCAAACTGGTGATGTAAAGATGAATTTCTTTTCTAATTTAAAGGATGTATTGGGAGATACTTTATGGGAGACATATCAGAAGACTAATACAATAACAGGCGGGGCATTGAATAAAGCATTAGAAGAGTCTTATTATAATTTTGATACTAATATAGGTGATTACGGAGTATCTATTGAGAAAAATGCTTATATGGGCGATAGGAAGCAAGATTATAAATTAACTTTAAGCAAGAGGTTTTAATGGCATCAAGTAAAAAATATGGGTATCAGTTAAGAGGAGAAAAACTTTCTTTATGCGAATTGGATATTACTGGCTCTGGCAGTGGGTTGAATTACTCATACGAGGAAAACGCTGGACTAGATATATCTACTGATCCTTCTGCATGGAAAAGTCCTCTTACTACAATTGCCGATGGGCTGCAAATAGAATACCTATCTAATGAGTTTTTACTTTTTAACCCAAATGATGCTTTTGATCAG